CTACCGTAGTACATTCAGGAATTCCTGTACATGTGGATTATCTTCGCCAAGGATGTTCAGAGCATCTTGGAAAGCCTCATGTGGAGTTCCCTTTGAGGAGCCTGCATAAGACCGTGGCTCACGAATAGGACCAAACTCAAGAGTTGGATCTTTCTTCTTCATGTGCTTTTCAATCTTGTCCAGAGTCCATCCCAAAGAACCACTCTTACGATCAGCACCAATAACTCCCACAACAACCTTCTGCCCATCTATTTCTTTTGTAACCACCTTGCGGTAGTCACCCGACATAGACATAGCAGAATAGGCTTCACGAGCAGACACTGGTTTCTTACCAGAAGCTTCACGAGCTTTGTTAATCTTACCCAACACATCCGCCATCATAGACTGGTGGGTTGTGATGAAGTCAGACACTGCACTAGAGAAACCATGTTTAGCTAAGAACTCAGGAGTAATTTCCTTCTTGTTCAAGTCAGCAGTGTTCAGTAGTTCAAAAACTTCCTGATATTCTGCTTTAGACAGGGAACGTAGGTCATTCAGGTATACACCATTCAACTTCTGAGAAATCTCAGCACGAGCCATGTTATTGGCTTGTTGGAAACGGTCTACAGCGTAATGAACCAATGGATGGTTAACACGTTGCTTCAAGTAGGTTCCACCCTTGGTCAAAGAGTTAAACGCTTTTTGAACAATGTTCTGAGACACGTCAGGGGCTTGGTTAGCTAGACGCACTGCCTCTTGTGGAGACTCAATTAGAGAATCCCCAACATCGCGCAATACATTCTTGAGACCGGGGTTATTCTCAAGAGCGCCTACTTTTTTTCTGTCGTTCCAATCAATCTTAACACCACCACCTTGTTTCTTCATCAAAGCTTTACGAGCAGTAGAGCCAAGAGGAGGAAGTTTAGCAGGGGCACCAAGAGCCTCACGTTGAGCATTTTTCAACGGACCTTCTGGAGTAATGTCCATAGCCCGTGTAATGCCTCGCACACTCTCTTGTGAAGACTGACGTGGCAACTCATCACCCCACAGGTTACGCTGCAAAGGATTCTCAAGGTTCTGTACTTCCATAGAACGATCTGCACGGATAGGCATACCGTTCTCATCCACCCGTCCCATACCACGCTCAACACCATATTGAGATGCATACAATTCACCAGAGTCTGGTAAAACGTGCTGTGTGTCGTCAATAAGCATTTGCTCTGCCTTACTCATACGAGCAGAATCAGCAGCAAGACGAGCTTCATTCTGAGCGTCCATATAGGCCTTGTGAGCCTCTGAAACACTGGCAGCAGCCTCTTGCTTCATCCGTTCATTTGCAGTGGCTTCTAGGGCTTGTTGACGCTTCACAGCAGTCTCTAAGTCAAGCTGACGAGCTTCCAACGCATCCTGAGCTGCCCTAGCGATAGGAGTGTTAGTTTCATCAACCAACTGACCTGCCATTTGAGACATTGGGGAGTTGTCCATGGGGACATTCTCTGGAAACTGTTCAGCACCCAAATCAGAAGCCATACGTTCCATAGGAGATTGGCGTTCCAAAGAACCCAACTCATCTGGACGATTGAATGCAGACTTACGTTGCAACTCTTGTTCACGGAGTTTCTGAGCATAAGCTTCCTTAGACTTAGCAAGACTTTCTGCTTTAGTCATTGGAGCAGGTTTTTCCACTGCTTTGGGAGCTTCTACAGGAGCGTTCAATTCAGCAATAGCAGACTTCAAGGGAGAGGTATTCTTCTTGGAAGGGGTGTGTGTGACTGCTCCCATACCTCCACCGACAATTGCAGATACAGCAGCATCTACGACAGAAGGCTCAAATGCCGCCTTTCCTTTCTCAGTAGACATCAATTGCTGAGTGACCCATTTAGTCAAATAGTCCTGTGCAGCATTGGCTCCAGCCTGTTTAGCTATGGAGTTGTAAATGGTTTTACCTGGTCCAATCAAAGACCCCAGCATGTTACCAGCAACATCCAGTCCCTGTGCGGACAAGACTCGTCCGAGAGACTCATCTGAATCAACGGCAGTTTTACCTGTAGTAAAAGCACTAAGAGGGAATGTAAGGAGTTGTTGGGGCAAAGTAGCAACAGCTCCCGCCACCTTTCCTGCCATTCCTACCTTCACGTCATCTGGATTAGCCCACTGATTACGGGACTTCTCACGCTCGTTCATAGAGCGATAGATTGTGTCCGCGTCATCGGTTTGTCCAAAGAGAGAAGCAGCTCCCCCGGCCAACATGGACAATCCTGTATCAGCAGCATTCCCAACTCCCGCAAAGGCTTGTTTAATCCCAGTACCGATGTTATCAAAGGCACCAGGAGCACTTGGAGTAGATGGAACAGGAGTCTTTACGGAGGTTTTGGAAACATGGGCATACGCCTCTTCAATATCCACGTCGGTTGGTTGTGCATCAAACTCAACAGTTTGTCCCGATTCAAATTGAACTTTGTAGCCCATTTAGTTTCCTTATTCCGTAATAACTTTAAACCGCAATCCACTCTTTGTAACACCCTCTGTTGCTTTAGGTGGAGTTGCCACTGAAGGTGCTTGTTTGTTTTTCAACTTAGCTTTACCAGCGTCATCAATGTTAAGAGTAATACCTTGACCTTGAGCAGCCGTACGAGAGTTGGTTGTTGCCACATCTTGATTGTACATAGACTCATAAAAGGTACGTGCAGCAGGGGAGAGTGGTTGTCCTGTGTCTGGATCTTGATCTGTATCTAGGATACCTTTAACAATACCCAAGCGTTCGCCAACTTTAGCTTTAGTAAGCATGTTTGTATAGCTAGGAGGAGCTTTACCACTTCCTTGAGCTGTCTTACGAGCATTAGCCATTTGAACACCATATGAACCACGCAAGTGGGCAAGAGTCTCGGCACTGTCTGCTTTAATACCAGCAACGTTAGCAGCATTCTCTCCTTGCTTACGAAGCTTCATAAAGTCTTTGTGGGTATCCATAATGCGGGTTCCCTCAACGACTTCTTCTGGATTTTTACTAGCCATCATCTTCTGTGCATAAGAATACATACCGTCCAGTTCTGCTTGAGAAGCCCGGTTAGCGAGTTCCTTACGCATCACATCCAATGAGGGTTGTTCTAGTGCAGTAGTGTTCCTAGCATTCACACCAGCCACATCATTAGCAAAACCACGTCCCGTATTACTTAGCTTCTGTTGTTCAACCAACAAAGGATTCATTTGCTCATCCTGCTGGTTACGCATTACATCAGATAACGTTTTTTGTTCCTGTTGCCGTAACGACTGATCTGCAAACAACTTGGCAAGATCCATTTGGTCAGATGCCATAGCATAACCACCCGGACCTTCTCCAAGCCATTTACTGTACTGGTCGTATCCCGGCAGTGCTACATCAGCCATAATAATCATCTCCATAGAGGTAGGGTTTGTCAGAGCTGTTTGTAGAAGGCATTCCACTGAAGGAAGGACTACCACCACCAGAACCACTAAACATTTCATTTAGGTACTTAGGGGCACCCATGTTTTTACCAACCTGAAACAGGTTGTTAAGCATTTGGGCTTCACGAGACATACCCTCTTGCCGAGCCTTAAGTGCCATTGCTTCTGCATTAGAATTAGCATTAGCAAAAGAAGCACCATACTGGCCTTGAAGAGTTGCCATACGAGCAGCCAATTCTACAGCACGAGTGCCATACTGACTACGACGACCCGAAGCAGCATCCTTAGCATTCAGTTCTTTTTCCAAGTTCTTGTAAGCGGCAGAGCCGGGACCAAACAAAGAATTCAAATCAGGAAGATTGGCCTTCATAGAAGAAGCACTCTCATCCGCAGCACGGGATTGTCGGTAGTTGTTGATTGCACCAAAGATCTGACCCAACGTATTGTAGTTAGAGTTTTGATCTGCAATACCTTGTGCCGTTTGCTGTCCACCCATTGGTCCAGCAATACCCGGCTGTTGCATGGGTTGTACTTGTTGTGGTTGAAAGGCTTGACGAGCAAGGAATGATCCAGCAGTTGCTCCTAAAGGACCAGCAGCTTCATTACCAAGATAACTACCTAAGGTTTGGGCAGCAGGCACGCGAACATCACGTCCTTGTGCAGCATCAATAGCAAGACCTCCTGCTGTTCCACCCAAGCCTCCAACAGCCGTTTGGAAAGCACGTCCGTAATTACCGTCTGCAACAGAGGTACCAGCACTAACTGCTCTTCCTACATTTCCTGTAAGAGCTGGGCCAAGAGCTTTCATGTAGTCACCAATACCACCACCCTTTTGGAAGGTGTTGTAAGCAACCATACCAGCACGAATAGGGGCTGGGGTAAACATGCCACTCAAACCACCAATAGCCTGATCTACGTTACCCATACGGGTTCCACGTTCACCAGCAGTTTCTGTACCAAAGAAGTTACGAGCTTCTTCTGAACCGGGGGTACGTAAACCCCAATTATAAGCAGAAGATCCTTTGTCAACAGTTAGAAAATTACGTAGACGTTTACCAAAAGGAGAGTCCATAAAAGCACCTCCTTCGGCCATGTCGCCTGCATTTGTCACATCCATGTTGTTAAAATTAACTTGTGGGGGAGTGTATTCGGATGAACCCCCACTAGAAAAATCATAACCAGATGCATCAGGAGAATAGTTATACCAAGAACTACCTCCCGGATCTTGATCTGGATTAGGGGCAGTGTAGTACGGAGAGTTTGTTTCAAAACCAGTATACCGTCCACCGTACTCAGATGCATCGTAGCCGCCGCCATTTGTATTATCGTCCATGTTTATTCCTTAAACAAGAGCCACACTTTTAATAACGCCGCCATCATTTGCATAAAGCTTAATGGTTCCGCCAGAAGTGTCTTTATAAATTGCCCACTGCCCTGCTGCAATGTCTGATGTAGTAGGAACTCCAGCTTTACTAATAACTGTAGTTGCTCTTGCTAGTTGAGTATTAGTCAAGTGATTGTACTCACCAGCAGAACCTCCCTGTATTGTCTGTAGATTGTTATGTGCCCTAGAAGCAATCGAAGTAATGTTACTTCCTGAGAAGTTGATGTTACTCCACAATACAGAAATAGAACCCTCGTTCACAAGAGTCCGTAGTTTTTCGTACCAATCGTTCCAGAAAGAGTGACCCGGAGGAACACCCACTGGTGTTGGTGGCAATACAACAGCCATTAACGGCCTCCAATATTAAAGTCTACTTCTAAATGGTGTAAGCGTAGTGGGTAGTTATCACTATATCCCAAACGATATGCCCTACGTCGAAATCTACCTAGTCTGGTTAGAGCGGGCAATTCCAAAGAAAGATCAACCGTCCTTGCTGTGGAATAGGTTTGGTAATCATCATCGGTGGTTTCAATAGAAAGAGTAGTTGAGGTACTTGTCTTATCTGCATAAACAATTAGACGAGACATGTATTTTTCATGTAGTGTGTCAAAGGTCTCTTGATCTGTTACCATAGTCACTGGAAAATTTACAGTGGAATCTTGGTAAATAGTAGGATCAAAATAAACTAAAGTAGTCGTACCTTGAACATAAGCCAAAGAACAATTACCTTTAGTTGCAATAGGTAAATTTACCGCATACTTAATTGGAAAAGTAGAGGCAGCTCCTCTAGACAATCTTGTCCAAATACGTGTTTCTAGATCATGAATATAGGTAATATCACCAACGGACATTACATAAAAATCATGTCCGCCAAAACTAACGATGGCTCCCTCATAAGTAGTATATGGTTGAACATACCTACGTAATGGTGGAACATCCAGTGTCTCAATCTTAAAGTCTTCTAGTACAAATACTTCGGGAGGAGTTTTAGATGTTTGTCCCACAAAGTAGATTTTATTTGCGTACGTTGCCAAACCACCTAGGTAACCTACTTGTTTAACAGGAGTGTCGTTTCGATTTAGGGGACTTCCAGAAGCGTTGGCAGCATCATAGAAATACTCAATAGAAGCTGACCCAAAAGCAACAAGATAGTTGTTTAGACGTGAAATTCTAATAAGAGAGTCTGGAATCATTTCCACAGAAATAAATGATCCTGCTGTAAAAGCTAAGGGAGCGTCTACATCACTATTGTAAATGTCAGATGTCCCTGATTTAACCATAAAGATATAACCATCTATAAACACAATGTGTGGGCTGTGTGGTGTTGGCATGTCTGGACTAGATCCAACCACAATTGTATTACTGGAATCAATTGTGATTAACTTAACCCCATCTGAAACAACTAAATTAACCACTCCTGTATTGTAGTTGAACTCAGTGAAACCCACATCTGTGGCCCCACTAGACCATCCGGCAGGAGATAGTGTTGTGATTAGGGCTCCAGTAGAAGCAGTCATCACAGCAATCTTGTCGTCATATGCCACGAACAGTTTGTCTAAATCCTCCCAGAAATAAGCTCCACGGAAGTTTGTAGAAGGAACAGTGAAAGCATATGTAGTAGTACCATCTCTTTTTACAAAATGATAATCACCGTCCTGTGTAGTCTTGTTCTTAATGATGTCGTAAAATCCATTCAAGGCAATGACATCTTTTGTACCAGTTTTATCTCGATTATTAATCTCGGCAATGAGCTTAACGTCTTTTGTCTGATAGGTACTTTGTGATGGTGCCCTATTAAAAGCCATATTTAACCCTCACGATTAGGACGGAAGAAAATAGAAGCATCCTCAATGCCAAGAGACAGAGCAGCATTCAAATGTTTTTCAGCTTGTTTGTCAAGCCATTGTTTGTCTGCAATTGGAATACCATATTCATCTGCCAAGCTGGTAGCCAAACCATAGATAATAGCTTGATGCCATTCTTGTGGGAAATCTGCTGTGTCTAGAGAAGAAGTAAACACATCCAATGGCTGCTGATACAGCAAGGAAATAGAAGTTCCTGATGGTACAGAAGCGTCTGGAGTAGGCCACACTGAGAAGATACCATAATTAATACGTGGATCATACATCACATTAACAGGAGTTCCTGTAGATGTGCTAGGCAGGTTATTAAAGTCATAATGAGCTTTAATTTCCATATTTAGCTTAGAACCACTGTTAGGAATATTCAAGTTGGCTTGAAGCAGCTTCTGTAGATAAGGTGTATTGTAATCATATCCACTTCCCACACCAATAGTGTAAGTACTTTGTCCTGCCACCATAACAACGTCTAATTCATATCGCTGCCACAAAGCCATGCCCATGGTTTGAAACTGTAGTATCAAAGCATTGAGAGCAACCTGACCTTCTGACAATTGAGTAGCATTAGCAGAAACACCTTCTCCGGTGACACCTATTTTGCGTAGAGCAGAATTAATAATTTCATCTCTGGTTAGTTGCCAGATAGTTGTTCCTGATGTTGCCATACTACTTTCCTTGTTGATTTAGTAAATCTGTTTTCATGGCTGAACCATTCGATGTTCCATACCAATAGGTCAAGGCCAATAAGGCTACAGAATCCATAAGACCGAGAACCCGTCCAGCCACCATATCAGTTACATTTGCTGGAAGACCATTAAACAAAACATAACCTTCTATACCAAGAGTGCCACATAAAAGAGCAACACTAAGCCAAAAAATGTGCTTTTGTACACCGCCCTGAACGTTGGCTTGTCTAGCAGAATCACGGTCTTTAAACGCCAAGTCTGCATATTTAAATCCACGTTCCTTTTCGTTCTCTTGGTATTGTAGTTCTAGTTTTTTAAGTTCACTAATTTGTTCGGGTGTTAGTTGCCCAGACTTAATTGCGTCTGCAATTTTATCTTGTGTGGCATCAGACACACCAAGAATATTACCGATAGCTGCAACAGCTACGCCACCAAGTGGACCCAGAACAGCAGAAGCAACCGTAGGTGCTATTTTTTTAAGTAGATCTTCCCAATTCATTTATCTGCCTTATTATCCAACTTATCCATAACTTTGTTGAACATTTCCCGAATCTCTACAGAAAATTCTTTAAAGTCATTTCGTGGTACATAATTTGTAGCAATTTCTACTCGCAGTTCGCCAAGAGCTTTTGTGACATCCTTAATGTCTTTCCACACTTGATTAGCAAACCAACCAAATACCCCAGCAGCTATGCCAAAGAATATATTAAATAATGTTTGGTAGTCCATATTCATCCCACAAAATAACCGCTATGTTTTGGCCTAGACGCCACCTCTGCTACGTAACTATGTCCTGCTTTAGTCAAGTGAACCACATCAGCAAAGTACTGCATATAATCACCGGTCAGTCCACGGGTAGTCATTTCACGGAAAAAGTCAACTATACCGTCATTAGGCATGGCTTCTGTTTTGCGCACATACTGCTCTTGTGCAGAAATTGCAGCGCCAGATCCACGTTGAAAATTACTTGTAAGTACTATTAGTTTAATCCCTGCTCCACGCACTGCGGCGGAGATTGCTGCCAAAGTAGCTTCAAAAGTAGCAAGGGGTGTGCCAATAGCCCAATCATTTATACCAATTTCTAAAAGACAGACATCAGGACTATAATTAATCACATCTGTATGAATACGGGCTAACACACCAGCAGCAGTATCGCTACTCACCCCTTTATTTAGAATGTCTGCCGGAGCGTAGCCGTTGGCAATACCTATTTTGTAGGCAAACGTGTCCGTGGATGTGACCCCTGCGTAGTCTGTGCCTTTTGTTAGGCTAGTACCAATAGAAACAAATTTACCCATACATTGTCCTTAATAATAACGTCCGCCAACAGAACTTCCCGCTGGTCCATCAAAAGAGCCTCCATTAGCCAGTACGCTTAATTGAGTAAGAGCTGCCCCAAGTTGGAGAGTTCCGCCCACTGTATAAGAAATAAGGTAGGCTGTATCGTGACAAAGACCACTAAAGGCCCAGAGATTGCTACCCATATGGGTTAACTTTAGGTGACCTGAAATACGTGCGCCAGCCCCAATAGCACTTGTACGGAAGTCAATTCCACTTGCAAGAGCAGAACCACCATAACCACTACCAGTCATTGCAGCATTACTACCAATATAACCGGAAGTAACCAATCCACCACTAGTACCAAGTTGTATTCTAATAACATTACCCGCGCTTTCAGAAACTTGGTTAAAATCCAATTCAATGACGTTTACTGTAGAAGGGAATCCAGTAAATGGTACTGAAGTCCCGCTTGTGGTCGCGACAGGGGTAAGTGCGACTACTGGCTGAGACAGCATTGCTGGAGTAACACTTCCAGACTTAACATTAATTGTGCCAGAAGTAATCTCTAAAGCAGACCCTGTGGACAACTCTTCTATAGCTCCAGTACCTGCTGTAGATCTTCCCAGCAGCCTGTCAGTAGATTGGGTTAAGCCACTAGAAGTAATAGGACCACTTGAGCCGCTTCCTAGATTACCCCAACCAGAAGCTGAATAACCTTCAAAAGCACTTAATGTTGTGTTGTAACGAATATAACCAACTGAAGGAGTACCGTCCCTTTGAGCAGTGGTTCCTGTTGGGAGTACAGCCGAGCCGGTCGTGCCTGTTTTATCTAGTTTAGAAGCAAGGGCCGTAGTAGCAGCCGACGATAGTGGTTTATTTGCATCAGAGGTATTGTCCACATTTTGCAAACTAAGGTTTGTCTTTAAAGCACTAACTGATGCTGGGACAGTCGTCCCGTTTCCAAGGATGTTATAAACACAGTTGTTTACATCGTTAAGCCAGTCAGCCACAATAATTGTGTTTAAATTAACAAAAGTAGTATTAGCCATTTATGCCTTTCCTGCAACCATACAACCCACCATTCCTTGTCCGACAAGGGCTTTGTTTGTTTCTGGTGTACATATGTACGTCACATTAATAAAAACGTCCTCCCCACGAGGACGGGACCATGGGGGACTACCACTTTCTGCACGGACCTTAATAAAGTCCTGTATGTTTCGAGCTTCCCAATCGTCCTTACAAACCATTTGCCCACGCCAGTTGAGTTTTAACTCACTACTTTTGAACTTAAATTTACAGATGTCGCATACTACATTCCATTCACCGGATTTAAATCTAGTTCCTGTCATAGATTAACCCGCGTAAAAAAGAATGAATGTCGCACCAGTACCAGTTACGTCTGCATAAATTCCGTTTTCTACAAGAACCGGATTTTCAAAAAAGATGTGGTTGATTAGGTTAGCTCCAAGACATTTACCCACAACGGCAATTTTACCTGTTGCTGAGGTATTGTCATAAATGTCAATTGTGGCAGTGTTAGTGCCATTAGTAAAGACCGTAATTGCATTGATACGATTACGTCCATTAGAAATCAGTGTATCGGCGCTAAGTACGCCAGTAGAAATTGAAGATGCCATTTTCTCAGTCCTCTAAGATCAAATAAAAAAGGGAGGCTCAGTTGCCCAAGTCTCCCTTTGATTAATTACAATTGAATATTTTCGCCAGAGCCAACCACCGAATACTCAATCTTAACATACCAAGGACCACCTACAGTAGAGGCAGTTCCTGTTTCAGCATACTTTGCGTACACTGGTACATCAGCAGTGAGTTTTTCCATGAAAGCACTTCCGACTGCGGCGGAACCAGCGGGACTATAGCCCTCACCAGTAGCTGCTGTTTTAACGTCAAAAGCTGCAAGATATTCAGTAGCAGTTGCAGTACTACCTACGCTAATGGTAGCAGTTGTAGCTGCATCACTAGCTGCCTGACCAATAACATACATACCAGTAATTACTGCATCTTTAGGAAGCCAAGCCCCCACAAAAGCAGTAGTATCTGTACGAACAATTTTAATAACCTTAGTTTCGTCACCCCGTGGTTTGGGATAGCTCAAACTTACGATTGATGTTGCTGCCATAATTTTTCCTTGTTAGAAAGAAGGGGAGCAGTCTATTACCTGAGACTGAGCAACGCGGTGTATTTCTACCCTACCATCCCCATCAAACAATTAATTAGGCGCCAGCGGAGCCGTACAGACCGCGAGGATCAGTCCAACCGAACGAATACCGAGCAGTGGCCTTGAACTTAGCATTCTCGGTGTCAAAGTCGTTATCCATGTCGAAGTTGTCAGCACGACGTTCGAAGTACTTCATACCGTGTTGGATGTTAGTACGGATGAACCAAGCATCAGTATCAGTCAAGAAGTGGTTAGTAACAACCTTAGGAATCAAGCCCAAAGTCTTGATGGCGTTCAGATCGTTGTTATCAGTACCGACACGGCCTTCTGTACCCAAGATGCGTTTTGCTTCAAAGATCAGTTGACGTGGGATAATGAGAGTTTCTGGACGGACAGCAATAAGCAGACCAGCATCGTTAGTGAAACCAGCAATGTCGATGCAAGCTTGTTCCAAAGAAGCTTCGGACAAGTCAGCAGCGGTTGCAATTTGGTTAGACCAAGTACCACCCTTGATGTTGGGGTGAGCTGAGTTAATCAGCGACACACCATCACCACCTGTGTAACCGGAGTTAAACGCGCGGTTATACACGTTAGCACCAGTTACTTCCTTGGTTTGACGCATAGAGAAGGCAAGGCCTTGAGCTTTGCGCTGACCCACTACATCATACTGGTCATCTTCATAGATTTCACGTGTGATGATGAAACCCAGAGCAAACACCAAGTGTTGGTAGCGAGTAATAAAAGCTTGACGTTCACTATCATAAGAGATAGGAGCGCCTTCACCTTTTTGCACAGCAAGACCAAACGAAGAGATACCAACATCTTCTTCAAAGGCTTTAGACGATTTAAACTCGTCAAACAGTTCTTTAAACTCTACGGGATACTCATCGTATGCTTTACCATACCATGCGTTAACACCGGGCCATAGGGCTTTAGCAAACGAGCCACTATTAATAACGGACATATTCTATTCCTCTCTTAAAAATTAAACGCCAGCTTGGCCAGTACCTGTACCGTTGGTGGTGTTATTCAGTTTCACGTAGTAACTAAAATAAGTATCACCGGGGATATTATCAGGACGATTAGGGAAGCCAACAACCTTGAGAGGAAGGGTAGCAGTCGTAGGGGGCAAGGGAGCGTTCACATCTGCAATAGACATACCGGAAGTACCTGAAGCAGTGTTACCTGCTGTGAGATCCCAGCTACTATTCAAACCAACGTTAGCAGTAATAGTAGCAGCAGCTACACTAGTTGGGAAATATTGTGCTTCATACACAACGTTTGGATCATTACACACCAACAGATACCGATCCGTAGAAGCACGGCGATACACAGGAGTGTTCAAGTTATCAACAGGGGGGACGTTTTGAGCGTCGCCCACACCTGTAAAAAGCATACCAACCACGATACCATAGGCGATGTCGTTTGCGCCAGAAACGCGAGTTACTGTAGGGGCTCCTGTAGCGGCGCGAGCGTCACCCAAGAGTTTAACAGCATCACCAACCATGATAACGCTAGAGTCGGAAGCGGGAACAAACACAACTTCTGTTTGGCCATTCCAAGCAGCACCAGAAATTGTTTTAACGGGCTTAAAGCCGTTAAGACGGGAAACACTTGCCATTAGATTCTCCAATTTAGCAAATAAATGAGATTCCTAATGGCACAGAAAGATTAACGAGAGCCTCGATAGGACTCAATCGAACCATATGTGCCACTAAGAGCTTTTTCTTGGGTAGCACGTTCAATCTCATTCACCTGACCTTGCTTAGCTTGCTGATCTTCAACATACCATTCCTTCTTGATTCGCATCAAATAAGCTTTAGTGCCTTGACCAACAGAGAGCTGTTTAACAGATCCTTCAGATGAAGCGGAGTTAACGCGCTTATCACCAACCTTTACAGCACCATTTTCAACAAGCTCGTAGCCTGCTTCTTGGAACTGCGCAACACGATCATCTATATCGTTCACGATTCGGTATTCATAATTGGGATCTTTTCCCTTTACCGTAAGAATGTTACGTGTACCCACGGGAGTACGTGTAACTCGACCACTTGGTGCCTTAGAAATTGTCTCTTTATTTGTGTCCATTGTTAGACTCCTTTGACTCGCTTGAGTTCTTTAAATTTTGTTAAATAGTCGATGGCATTCTGTAAGACAGAAGTATCATCTTTAAATTGTCCTAATCCAGTATTACAATTCATACAGAGTAATCCTCGAATCTGGTTTGTTGTGTGACAATGGTCTACATGAAAAGTTCTTCCTCTGGCAAAAACCATGTCTATGTGCTTATTGCAAATAGCACACTGGTAGTTTTGATTTTTTGCCATTTCTTCAAACTGTTCATATGTAAGTTTATGATCTCTCCATAAACCATATCCACGATTTTTACTTCGTAGGCGTTGTTTAGCTAAATGGTTTTGCTTTTCACAATCCGGTTTACAATACTTTGAAGAGTAATGTAATCCCAAAAAGGATGTTCCGCATGTAGCACAAACAACCTCTTTAGGAACCTTTAAATGACCTGCACCCATTAAATACCTTTAACGCGTCGCAACTCTTTGATATAAGCATCTTCTGTCATCACACCTGTACGCACAAACGTGTGCATAATACGGCGTTCTTCAGCAGATAGCTGGAACGAGTTACCTGCACTGGCATTACCTTTGGTACTACCTTCTACAGAGGAACTACGTGATTGGTTTGCGTTTTTGAATTTGTTTGGAAATTCTTTACGAACTTCTTCTTCAACCTTCTTTAAAACTTGTTGTGGAGAGAGACCGGAACGGGCCATGTCCGCACCCAATGCATCAGCAAATGCTCGCATGGGACGGTTATTGGTATACCAACTGTTCTTTTCTGTCCACTCAACAAACTCAGGGTGCTGGTCACCCGTTGTATCTTGTTGGGGCTCTTGCGCCAGCTTTCGCTGTTCTTCTTTAACTACATCAATGCTTTCTTCAGCAGCAATAACTGCATCAGCATCACCGTTTTCAAGAGCAGCTTTTTTCTGCGCTTTAAGAGAATCCAAAGCTCGTTGATACTCTACTTCTCGTACTTTGGAATGCAGATTTTTCATCTCTGCAAGTGCTTTTTTAACGTCTTTTAGTTCTTTAGATTGTGTTTCAATCTTACGGAACAATTCACCGCGACGCAAGAACTCATCAGCAGGAACCCATTTATGCTCCTCACCTTGGAATTCTTCTTTAGGAACCCAGCCAGATTCAATAGCCTGTTGTTCTACAGGAGAGATTTCTGGAACTTGTTCTTGACCACCTTCGGTATTTTCAATTTGTTCTGACATTTTAATCCTTAATAATACAAATAATGTCTTCGTCATTCAAACAGACATACTCTTCGTCGTTTGAATCCGTAATAAGTTTTCCACTGAACCGAGCGTAATTAATTACGTCTCCCGGTTTAATTGGGGGAGCGCAGCCAAAGTCTTTGTAGGCAGTTGCTCCAAGGGAAACCACAACACCACGATCAACAGAAGCTTGGGCACGTTTCATATCCTCCGATTCGGGGAGCTCTAGACCAATGGCCCGCGCTCGTTGACAATCTTTATTGATTTCCTTAAACTTATCTGGTTTGACAATGATTCGATGCAGAAGTGGGGTAATCATACAATATCCCCCACATCTTCGGCATCAATCAAATAGACATCACGTAGAGCCTTAATGTAACCCACCAGTTCAAGATCCTGTTTTGAATCCTGTCCTGCGGAAGTAGCAAGAGTCTCTTTGACTGCTTGCTCACGTTCATTAAGTGCTTTGAAGACTGCTTGAGTCACTGGATGCTGTTTCCAATCTCTTAGATCATTCGCTGTCATTTAGTTGATTTACCCTTTGGTAGTTGTTTTTGTTGTTGCATTTTTTGACGATGCTCGGCATGTCTTGCCACTAGTTTCTGATTCAAATCAGCTTGACTTGTGGCGGAGAAAATCCGTTGTTTGTGCAAAGCTTCCGACATCTTCAACTGATGTGTTTCAGCTTCTTGTTGAAGTTTCTGCACATGTGCCTGCTTTTCCATAGCCAATTGAGCTTCTTTACTAGTCGCTTCCAAGGCTGCTTTTTGCTGGGCCGCCTGTCCTTGCATTGCAAGTTTTGCTTGTTCTGCTTGGGACTTCATTTGAATTTCTTGCAGTTTTGGATCTGGAGCAGGTTCAGGAGGCTGTCCTGTTTCTGCTACTTGAGGATTCAAAATGGCTGCTACGTTGGGTTGCTCTTGTGCATCCAACATACGTTTAATAACTTCTACTGGATTGAGCATACCACTAGGTAGCAACTCCATTAGACCTTGTGCTTTCAGAAGTTTCTCTGTTTGAGATACTGCTGTTGGGTCGGCTCCGGGACAGACTTGGTACTTTGATTTATCAAAATCAGCAGGGCCAATAGTAACACCAACGATAGCCGCATAGGTATTTGGATTCAAGTAGGTTTGATTGATGTCGTAAAGTTTACGAATTTCTTCACTCAGGCTACGGTAGATTCGTTTGTAAACAGCAGTAAATACTTTCATGCCCTGCTCAATAGAAGCCATCGTAGTAGTAGCTGGTGTATTCTGTCCGGGCATCTTACCAGTAAAGATTTCCGCTACAGAAGCCAGTTCCTTTCCTGAGGTAATCAAGGAACCCATGAGCTGAAACAGCACATTGCTTGGTTCTTTGCTTGGAAGAGGTACAATTTGTTTACGCAAGTCATCACCAGTGGCGTTAACTGCTTTCCATTCACCGGGTCGGAACGACTGCTCACCCATCCGAATACGTAGACCCTTGCCCAAGAAACCCCCTTGTAGGTTATTCAAGGAACCAGCATCAATAAGCTGGTTGATCAGGGTGTTTACAGACTCATTTACAGGGCCGAGAAGCGTACCAAAGCCCAAATCGTAGAAACTACCATCGGGATTTGGAATAAAACCGAACTTAGTAAAATACTGGATAGGATCAATACGAATAATGTCTCCATCTTCGTCAAGACTGATTCCTTTTTCTTCATATCGTGCGGTGATCCGTAAAACAGTGCCTGTGTCCAGATGGAAGGTTACAATGTACGGTTCTTTGTACCCATCATCATCCAAATCCAAGAACGTGTGCTGTTCAATGATCTGCAAAGGAGTGGTCTCATCAAAAGATGGGGCACCTTCTTTGTTAGGGATAGCTGAATTGTCTACATCCTTGTCCAAAAAGACTTTACCTAGCTTACGTTCCTTAAAGATTCGAGGACTCATCTCAATGTACTGAGAGATTCGCTCGGCATCTTCCAAAGATTTTGTCCAGTAGTTGACAACTAGATCTTTTGGCAAGATAACATCAGAAGCTGGACGCTGTTTTGAAGTGTCCCAATAAGTCTTCTTGAAGATGGTTCCTACAACAGGAAGCATAATCAAAAGCTTGTCCATTCCCTCTTCCCAGCCATGCATTTCATGTAGCAATTGGTAGCTCATGTAGGTAGAAACTCGCTCACCAAGAGCATATTTTTCACCCATAGGGTCTTTACCAATGACCTTAGACACCACGATTTTACCATTAGATGGCAGCAAAGAGGGGTATGCACGGGCTTGGAACTGCATAGAAGCAGTCGTTAGCAAAGGATACTTGACGTTAGACGCTTCGGGCCATGGGTAGCTCTTTTCTTTACGTACTTGACCGGCCAGTTCTACCCATTGATCTACAGCATCTTCCCAATCTGACCTACTTTCCTTGTCCAAATCATATCCACGTTTAGCCTCTTCACCGATGGTGTTGAGTTGCTGTTCAGTGAGGTGTTCAGCAATGTTAGTAGACTCAAGTAGTCGGCGTAGAGAACTAGTATCCGGTGTGGGAGCTTCGTCCTGCATAGGCATTTCCTGATTGTTCATACTCATCTCGGTATTCATCATCATCAATTTCTTCTTTCGTAGGAGCCTCAATGAGTTTGTCAAGCATTAGTCCAAGATATGCAAAGGCATCTACTTGGTCATCATGTTTGCCACGAGGAAAAGTTAAACATTCGTTTTCAAATATGGGATACCACTCTCCATCTTTTGCAAACTTAATTCCATGTGCCCTCATACGGGCCTGTATGGAGCGACTACGTGTTGTTTTGTCCTTACCACCGTGCTTCAAAGGAATCAACGAAAGGTAGGTGTTTGTTTTAATCATCTCTTCACGCAAAAAAGGCCCAATGGCTTTGGACACTTGCATGTCTTCAATACCAACAGCCTCAAATTCGTAAATTCTTTGTAATGACAGAAGAGTATCTACAATTTCTTTACCATCCATACGCTGACGAATAACGTCTTTGACATGAATGATTTTGTCTTCATCTACCCCAGCAATAACAAACACGGAGTAATCAGCTTTCTCTGTTTCAGAAATAGCCAAGTCAGCCGTAAGGTAGTAATGCAAAGGACGTTCTTTGTCTTCTTCTCGAATTGGCAGAAAGTCTGCTTTCTTGAAGAATGTAATGGACTCGTCCAAAGGTACGTTCAAATACTCTTGGCTGTAGATGTCAGTTGTTCCATCAGAAACAGCTTCTTCATACAGCATCTTGAACTCAGCCGCAGACTTCTTAGAAGCCCACAGCAGTTCACTAAAATCCTCATTATGAGCACGATATTTAACAGACTTCCACATACCCTTTTTTGTAGAGAACGTTTTGAGTCCTTCACGAAAAGTGGCTTTGTCGCTGTCATTGGGCATCAGTCGTTCTAGAAGGCTGTCATTGTGTAGGATGGTTCCTACTATACGGACAACACCATTATCGCTTCTACAGGGCAGCAGAGCCCCTTTAAACCACCTACGCATCTTATCACGACGTTCCTTGTTCATTACAAGCTCATCGTTTTCCATATCGTCACACATAATGATGTCAGGACGAGACCCGTTCCAAATCAATCCACGGAGCTTCTGTTCCGCTCCCTTGGCAATGATTCGGAAACAATGTCCGTCCTCACATGCAACTATAATGTCTGTCTCAGAGTCCTTGATGAACTTGACCAGACCTTTCTCATCCCGCTTAATGCGGAACAAGTCAATTAATTCGTTATTGTCCTGAAGGGCTTGCTTAAAGGTTCCCAAGAATAGGGAAGCCTGTGATTCAGTATCTGACACCAGTAGCATGAACTTTCGTTCACGGAACAGGAGGGTAGCAAGACCATATCCAAGGGTAACGGCAGTAGATTTTGCATGCAAATGTTAATCCCAGATTACTCCGGGTATCGGACTATACCTTTATTACGACAAAGAATTTATCCGTGATATTTCAGCTTGAATGCTTAAACGTTTGTTCACGGTGTCTTCAGAAAGTTGTTGTTTGTTTGTAGACATAGTTTCTTGAAATTCAAGAGCTAATAGGGCAACGTCTTTCTTATGGATAAGAAACGGCAATAGTTGTTTTAGAGATTCTCCAGCTTCCTGTGTAGACAATGACCACACCCACTGAGGTTTCCGATTATAGCCTTCTCTATTTGGTCCAGAGTTTTTAGGTCTGATTGAACCACCAAACAATGATTGAAGCTCTAGAAGAACGTCTTGTTTTGCTTGACAGGCTCCTACACGAAGATAGGTTCCTGAATAGGTTTTTCCATTTACTACAGATTTACGATTTTGAATAGTAATAAAACCATCCCCATCAATAAAGCCTGCGGCCCACGCAAGCCGATGCGATTTTGACATTTCTTTATCCTTAATGTAATACACCCCGTCTAGTCTCTACACCTTCCCCGGAACAGGGCTTGGCTCGGTATTGCCCACAAGGGGTTTCACCGAATTTGAAGTGTGTTTAACGCGAGGCCATGATGTTAACCACGCGGTGCGGCCATAGCCACAAATTTATTAGTGGAACAACAAAGTTCCCAACATTCCCTATGAAATTCTGGTGTTGAGCTACGTCCGTCAAACCCACCTCCCAAAATAGATCCCACAAATCCAGCCACAACATCTGCGTTTAATGTACTCATTTCTTTTTGCGCTCTTTCTTAGAGGTCTGGGATTTCAAACTCCCATCTGCGTTTCGGCTGAAGCTTCGGTTGGCTGTCTTGGTAGTCACACGAGTGTTACTCAGGGTATTAGAACCACCTTTAGACAGAGGCTTCTTATGGTCTAGGTCCTTACCATCACCTTTGGAAGTAATACCCTTAGCATTGGCTTCCCGACGGAGAGTAGTGCGCTCAGAACGGTTTTTGATTTGTTCTGGTTTTGAGTTATACAACTCGTTCTCACGTTTGTAATCTCGAACGGACTTACCGTTAACTTTTTTCATGTAGGGCGATTTACCATCTCCTTGTTCCCTTTTGACAAGTTTTGACTTGCCGGGATTACTTGTAAATTATTCCAAATGTGGAGACCAGAAACTTGCTTACCATTAAGCGGAATAATATGATCTATATGCCACTTAAAACCAAATAACAGTTCACGTTGTCTGGCAAGAGTGTAGGCTTCTTCCATAACAAACTCAGTCAACTCATCACCAAAAGATGCTTGTTTTATTCTTTTATGTCTAGTAGTTGCTTGTAAAATTCGTTTTTGTCTAAACTCATCTGACCAATTACGATACGACTTTTTGTTTAATTCACGCCAGTACTCTCGATTTTCTTGTTGGTGTTTCTTAGTATATGCTTTTTCACAGTCGGCACATTTAGACACAAACAAATGTTTTTGATTTTGTCCATGCCAACGATATCGAAATAAACCAGAAGTAATTCCACAAGAAGAACAAACTTTATTTGTCTGTAAGTAGGGCATTAATAGAACCCAATCTTTATTTTTTCTACTGTGGCATGACAAGGTTTACCAGTAATCTCTTCTATGGACTTCTCTAAGGCTTGTTGAATAAAATCAGGTTCCTCTAACGGTAGGGTAGACATGAATCCTGAACCCCCAAGAGAAAAAGAATCCTGTAGGGCTGTAAAAAAGTCTTGAACAATCATTTTATTTCCACATCTTCTACGTCAATTGTCCGTAGAATGTTGTTCTTCTGTTCGATTTTCTTTGTCGCCATATCAGCAAACTTTTCCGCAAGCTTCAGGAGTTTATCCTCAACATGCTCCTCAGTCTGCTCAACCTTTTCGGACTTCTCAATGATGTCACGTT